GCTGATCCACTAGTTTCAACTAATATATTATAGATACCTTTAGAGAAGTTTAAATAAGACCTAGACCCCCTTACAAATTCTTTTACGTTATCAATAGCTTTTTTTGATGTATCAATAACTGCATGGCTATCCATTAAATCTATCTGACTTGCTCCACTATAAGGTGTAATATTTGCATCGCATACATCTGTTGCAGTTTGCCAGTCTGCAAAATTGCTATCAAAATAACTGTTAGCTATACCCATTCCAAATCTATCGTTTCTTAAATAGTCTAATAGTTGCAATATAGGGTTATCAGAATATTCCCATGTTGAACTTGTATCTGCTCTATGGCTACCACTACCGCCAGTTACAGTACCATCTAAGTTAGGATTATAAACTTTTTTACCTTCTACTACTGCTTGAACTGTGGGTAATGAACCAAACTTGTCTTGATTCCATTCAAACCTGATAGCTAAGTAGCATAAACCTCTTAATCTGTGGTTTGAAGTCCAAGAACTCAATGTTGATAATAATGTAGATGCACTTTGACTATCGCTTCCAAAATGAGGTTCACAAGTTATTAAACTTGCACCACTGTAAAAATTAGCATCTCCACTTCCTACAGTTATTTGCGTATTATCTGCTATATCTCCTGACCATGTAACTTGATTATCATTAATAAATATAGAGGAAATATCATTTACCTCACCTTCACTTAAAATTATAGCCATATATAAATATTGATTATCTGTTCCAGAGGTTTCTAAAAATACAACATTCCCACCAACTTTTCTTGTTCCATAAACAATAGGAATATGTGCATTAGCATTAAATTTATTTACTAATACTCCTCTGTTATTTTGTTCTGCTAAATTTTCTCCAAAATCAGGTATTTCAGGTTGTGGAATTAACCACCCAATAGCATCTGTTATTAAATCACTTACAAAATCTACTGCTGGTTCAATTATATCAACTACTGCCTGAAATGGGTTACACATTAGTTCATTCTCCAGTTAGCACCTAAGTTTTGGAAACCTAGTTTTTTAAATACTGGGTCTATATTTAATCCACTTGTTACAGCTAAATAAATAGGTAAGTTCTCTGATGCTTTTTTTACTGCATCTACTAAAGTTGATACTAATTTAAAACTTCTAAAATTCTTTTTTACAAATATAGTATGTAAATGAATACACTCACTTTTGCTAAACCAATATTCTGTTTTGCCAAATATAGCACACCCTATTACTTGTTCTAAGTCTAAATCTTTGACTAAAATAATTTGTCCTTTATCTAGCATAATTTTTATAAAAGTATTTAATTTATTATCATCAACTTCAGGGTAATTTAATTCTTGCAAATCAACTTCTTTAAACTCGTTCATTAAATCACATACAACTTTAACATCTTTTTTTTCAGCATTATATAAATGTATACTCATACTCTTCCCCATTTAATATCTTTTACAGTTAATGCAGAAAACTCCATTCCTTTGTCGCCACTAAATATTCTTTGTTGTGAATTATCTGTTGTAGTCCTTCCACTTATCTTGCTAAAGTTTCCCCAATGTGAAGTGACTGTTAATGTAATACTAGCTGTTGAAGTGTTATCATTTATTTTAAACTCATCTATAGTTCCAAAAAATAATAGAAATGGATCAGCTATTAAAGATAGACTGCTGTTTAAAAAACCTCTATAAATGTAAACATTATCATTAATTATATTTTCATTTAAAGCCACACTAATATAAGTTTGATCAACTCCTGATAAACTAATTCCTAATGTGTTTTTTGTAGGTTTGTTAGTTTCACTTACATTAGTAATACTTTTTAAATGACCATTAGATAAATAAGTTCTCGAACTTCCTGATACACTCGAAGTAATATCAAAACTTGCATTTGTTAAATATACTGGTGTACCAAAACCTATTTCAATTAATAATACTGGCTCTATAATACCAGTTGCTAGTTCAGTTTTTACAGCACTTGTTAAACCTCTAGCCATTATAAACTCTCTATTACATCAAACTCATAACTAAATAATAAATTTCCATTACCATCATTTTCAGATGTTTTAAATTCCTGAACATCACTCGTCAAATGAACTTTAAAAGAAACAGAATCATAAGCTACAGAACTATTATCAGCTAAGGCAGTTCTCAAAGGTGGTTCAATAGTTACTGTTGCTGAGTTACTAGAACTGGTTACATCTGCCACAACCATGTAAACTTTATCATGTGCAAATTTTAATAAATCTCCAGCTTTCAATCTACCAGCACCATCTCCAGCAAAACCATCTATGGCTATAGTTGTGTCTGATGCACTATGAGAACCATTTACTAAAAGTGTTCCAGTTTCATTTCCTTGTGCATTTAAATAGCTTGGCATAGTAATTGTAAAATCTTCTTGTCTTGATCTCTGCTTCATTATAAATGCCATGATAGGTGCAAATTCTGATCTTTTCATTGGTGGATAGCTTACTGTAAAACTAAACCTTTGACCTTGAACTTGCCTTCTAAATGACTTGCCACTATCTGTTTCAGAGAATAAAGTTTTTTGATTACTTTGTAAGTTAATCGCTGTAAAACTTGTATTAGGTAATGTTCCACTCATATAATTGCCATTTTACCTTTTTCATTTACTGCACTATTAATTAAGTTTACTATTGTTCCTCTGCTGTTAACTAACAATTCATTAAAACCTCTAGCATCTACTGTGCTGATATTAAAGTTTACTGTTACTGGTTGACCACCCATTCCTAGTTTATCATTTGGCACAATAGTTCCAGCTTGATCAGGAACAAATAATTCAGCACCCTTTTCACCCACAATACTTGGTCTTCCAACTGGAGGTCTTCCACCTTTTTCAAATGCTTTTATTTTGTTTACAAAACCCATAGCAAAAGCTAATGCACCAGCACCAAGAGCAATATTAAATGGAAAAGGAATACTAGCTATAGTTGTAACAGCACTTTGAATTGCACTTATTGTAGCTTTTGCTATTGCGTTTGCTTTAAAAAATGCTAAAGACTTAGCAAAAGCCATTTTAACTGCTTGACCTATTAACATTTCTACAAAACTTCTTATTACAACTCTAGCAAAATCTTGGAATTGCAACTTACCAGTCATAACAAAATCAGTAAGCATTTTTTTCAAACCACCAAAAGTTTCTGCTCCTATATCTTTTATTTGTTCCATTCCAGTCTTTTGAGCATTAACTGATTCCATAAACCCATCTTTAAAATTTTTGACTGCTTCTCCCATCATACTTAAATTTTGTACTGTTGTTTCTTTGCTTTTTTCTGTTACAAATCCATCTGCATTAGCTTCTAATATTGCTTGGTTTATTTCTTTCATCATATTGACTATTTTTTCTTTCAATCCACCAGCTTTCATATTGCTTATGTCTATGCTCATATTCAATCCATGAAAGGCAACTTTACCAGATTCACCAACCTCATCTAATTCTTGTCTTAATACTTTTAAAGGTGTTTGCAATCTTTCTGCTTCAGCATTCAATCTATCGGCACTAGCTATCAGTTTGTTAAAATGTTCTTCACTTATTAATCGCATTGCTCGTAAACCCTCGTTAACTCGCCTTTGCATATTACCTTGTGCTTCTAAAACTTTGCCAAACATATTTCTTATAGAATCCATAACACCAGCTATAACTAAGACTAATGCTTTACCTTTTAACCCCAAAGCTAAAAAACCAAGTATACCAATAGATGCAATAGGTTGTGGTAGTGACCTTGTAAAGTTTACTAAATTAGCAATTGATTTTCCTATAAAATTAAATACTGGTTGAAATGTGTCTAAAACACCAGCACCAAATAACAAAACTTTTAATGTAGCTTGTGTAAGAGAATCTCCAATTTTTTCTGCAAATTTTTCTATACTTCCAAAATTATCTGCTAAAGATTTTTCAACTAATTCTGCACTTGTTTTTAAGGCAATAAAAGGTTTCCCATCCATTACTGCCATTTGAAATAAATTAAATTTATCGCCTATCATTGAAAGAGTACCATCAAAAGTCTTAGCCATTTCTTCACTAGCTCCTACTATTGATAGTGTACCTTCTCTAAATGCTTTGATGATATGTTCTTTAGATTTCTCTGCACTCATTTGAACACCAGCTTCAAAACCTAATAATTCTCTTACCCCTCTTTCTCTAAATAAATCAGCAGAGTTGATACCAGCAGAGAATACTCTTTGTAATTGTTCAGCAGTTGTTTGAAAATCTAATCCAGATGCAGATGCTATATCACCAGTTATTTTTAAAATTTCGTTTAGTTCGTCTGCATCTTTAGAAACCACAGATAAATTAGCAGACCCCCTTTGAATTTCTTGTAATGAAAAAGGTACTTGACCAGCAAACTTTATTAAACCTTTAAATGCTTTTTCACCTTCTTTTGCATCTGCAAATAAAAATTTAAATCTTACTCTTAGTCTTTCTACTTCTCTTGCAGTATCAAGAAAACCTTTAGCTACAAAACCGGCACCTAGTCCAACTAAGGCATTGCGTAAATTAAAAACAGAATCTTTTACTCTATTAATACCTTTAGTGGCTGATTGCATAGCTTGACGTGTCTTGTCTTTAGCTATTATGTCTATGTTAACTTGTTTAGTTGCCACTTATCGCCTCGCCCTTTCTAATCGTTCTTGCCTTTGTCTTTCTTCATTCTGAATTTCAAAATATGCTACCCATAAATAAAACTCATCAACTGACATTTCTAAAATTTCGGCAACTGTTTTGTGTAGTTTTTCTGCTAAACCAAAGATATTGTGCAATTCAACATTATTTTTTAGTTTTTTTTATTGTCCTCTATATCTTTGTTATCAGTACCCATTATTTTAGTGGCAACATCAGCTATAATATTTGTGTCTGCTTTAGTCTTAAACCCTAATACATCTTGTCCAGTAAACATTTTTTTACCATCTGATGTTAGTGATTTTTCTATAATAACATCTATTAAAACTAATAAATCAGTATTACTTGCACCTTTAAAAATCTTTTGCTTTTCCATCATGTTAAATGGTTTACAATGGATAGCTTTTTCGCCAACTAATCCCCACTCTGGCACTTCAATTATTTTAGTATCTAATGCACTAAAATGATCTCTAATACCATCAAAATAATCAATTTTATTATCAGCCATATTTAATTACTTAAACAGTTCCGATAGTAAGACCACCAGTTCCCTGAATAGATACAGTTCTAGTAGTTACACCATCTAAAGTAACACCTACTGACATACCAGTTACAATACCAGTTCCAGAGAATTTTCTGTCGCCAGATTCATTTCCTTCTGGTAAAAATGCAAATGTTAATTCTGCACCTTGAACCATAGTTGTTTGACCAGTATCAGTTTCATCAAAGTTCATATCTATACTAGCAGTATATGTACCTCTACCAACTAAAAATGATTTCATTGAACTACCTAATGCAGTATCTTCAACTGTATCGTGTGTAGTGTCTACTGTAAATCCAGTTGCATTGCCTAGTGTTGTTCCTCCTATGGTTACAACTCCTTCTTTTCCATGATGTGTTGCCATTTAAACCTCCTTTTTTGTTATTTGGCTATTTTTTGTTATCTTCTTGTTTTACCACTTTTTCACTTTTTTTGACAACTTTTTTTTGCCCTTCTAAAGTATATCCGTTGCTTTCAAAATGCTCTATGTGATCTTCTGAGCATTTTATAATATCGTTGCCTTTCTTCATAGTTACTTGTTTTGCCATTATGCACTCCCTCTTGTAAATTCATAAATTACTCTAGCAGTTATTCTAACACCACCATAAGGGTATATAGTTCCCTCATCTGTTGATGCTTCAACTATCTGGGTATCTAAAGCATTTCCATTTCTAGTTATATCATTATCTAGTGTTTCTTCAACTACTTCTATTAATTGGTTTCTTACTGTATCTATATTGCTATCTGTACCTTTTCCGAAAGCTACAATTAAAAAGTCTATGCTTCCCCTATAACTTCCAGCACCAGTATCACCTATACTTGAAACTTCTCTTGTCTCATCTCCTGATTGCACAAATAAAGCTGGGAACTGTGCATCTGCTAATTCTTCTACTTCAAAAGGTTCTCTAGTTATCTTTTTAAATTCAATAGGAGAGGTTACTGCATCAAGTTTAGTAATTATATCACCAGCTATGTTTTCTCTTTTACTCACAATTTCATTTCTTTAAAATAAGTTGATGCAAATTCTTGTCTTATCTTATCCTCTTCTTTATTGCCTATAGAAAAGAATGGTCTAGTAATTTTTCTTTTACCTACTCCAAATGTATCATGATATGAAGCTATCTTGTTTCTTTCCATATTAGAAAAGAATAAAGTACTTTTTAATCCACCAGTCTTAAAGTCTAAACTTCTAAACATTTTACCAGTATCCGTTAAATCTACAAAACCAGTTTGCCTTCCTTTTTTCTTTCTGCTTCTAACTGTTCCTTTTGCATAGGCTCTCATTTGACCACCATCAGGCAACTTTCCACTCTGAGTTCTTTTAGTAATCATAAATATTGCCATATTAGAAACTTTGCTTAATGCTTTTGTAACAGATGATTTTTGCTTTCTGGTCATTCTTTTGAGTTCGTTTACAACATTAATAGTATTCACCTTTACTTGTACTTCCATTATCTCACTAACCTTAAATGATGTATTGGTTCTTTTTCTGAATCACTTACTGAGCCTGAACTATCCTCATCATACTCAACACCATCTCTTAGTATAGCTTGAAATTCCTCTTCATACCTATCTCTGTAAAAATCTATCTGCACTTGAAACGCATCTTTTCCTTCTCCAGTATCAGGATCACGCCATTTAGTAAGAATAGGATAAACATATTTCCATAATGCTAAATATACTACGGATTGTGTCCATTGTGAGTTTGTTAATTTGCTGTTGGTTATTTCAACTGATGTTACTTTTGTTATATCTTTATATCTTACTGTGTGTCTGTATCTTTCCCACCATTCCTCTCTTATTCTTCTAAGTACATCATTCTCTGCAAATTGTAACTGATCGCCAAAGTCTGTAATGCCAAAACCTAATATATCAGGCTGTATTTTTTGCAAATTGCTATTTGCTACAGCAAATTCTGTGGTAGCCATTATTTAGCCTTCTTTTTAGGTTTAGATTTTTTTGGCTCTGGTTCTGCTACTTCCTCAACTTTCTTTTGTTTTGCTGGTGTATTTGTAACTAATTTAAAACCTCTAAAATCATATCTTTCTTTATTAGCATTATAATCAGCTTGTGATCTTTCAATAACCTTACCATTTCTTTCTAATTTAATTGTACTCATTTCAATCTCCTAATAAAAAAGGGAGGTTTCCCTCCCTCTTAAATTTAGTTAATAACAGATTCATTAAGCATTTCTATGCCATAACTATCATGAAGTTCTCCAACTCCATAAACTGCTGTGGCTACAATTTCATCTGCTCTTAAAGATGCATCTCTTTGAGTTTCTATTTTTATGTCTTGCATCATAGCTAGACCTAAAGCATCTTGTGAGAAGATACCACCTTTACAATTATCTGTGTCAGAAGTTCCATCTACATTAGATGATTCAAAAATTTGCACTCCAGCAATAGTTCCAATGAAACCAGTTCTCATAGCTTCGTTCTGTAAGTCTCCACTATTAGGATTTACAAAAGTATTAGTTAATGATTTCTTAACATTATAAATAACTTTTGGATTGAAAACTCCATAATAAGGCATTGGTACATTTGCTTGTCTTAATGTTGCAACTGCTTTAAATATATTATCTACAGTTAATTCAGTTCCAGCACCTCCAATGCTTGTAGAAAATCCATCAAATAAAGCTGTCAAATCTGAATCCATTTTCTTTGCAATAGCTTCGCCAAATAATTTTCCAATATCTTGAGCAACATTTCTTGATGCTGAGTTCCTTGCTAAATCCGTTAATGTTGTCATAATTCCAACTTCTGAAGCTGTAATAGTTGCAGATGTTGGGTTTACTGCTGTGTTTGATAAGTCAGATGCTTCACTTACTGCTGATGCTGATACTGTTCCGTAGATAGGAACTTCAACTGATTTTCCTCCACCAGCGATTGTGTAGTTTCTTACTAAGTTTCTCATGACTGATTGCTCATTAGCCACAAATAATGCTTCTGCTACTATTTCGGTGAAAAGTTCCGAAGTAGTACTGGTTGTTGTTTCGTTTGCCATTTATAACTCCTTTAAATTAAAAAAAAAATTATGAATTAATCACTCTAGGCTGAGAATTTTTCTTCTGCTTCCATTTAGCATATTTTTCTCTGTCCTTTGGATTACTCATGTCTAAATCCTCAATTTTAAATACGGAGTTGAGTTCCCCTCTATCCACATTTGACACCGAGCCACTACCAGATGGACTAGCAGTTACAAAGTGAGGGTTCTGTGTTAAAAACTCTTGAAC